GGGGCTGCACTGAAATCAATGGTCGCCGCCCGCGCAGCAGGTATCGGGCTTGCGTCGGTCCCCACTCGGATGCCCGAATGATTGCCAAACATCATCAGACCATCAACCGTCAGGGTGTACGCGGCAGCAGGTGGATTCGCCCACACTAAGTTTGCTACTGTGGCCGGCGCTGGCGTCGTCGATCTGCAAATGACACAAGCAACACTGCGCGTCGTGTCGCCAGTACCCAAGACGCCCTTGAATGTCGCGGATTGGTCTATTGTGACCACATCCTTGCAAATCACACAGTCATTGTTGGCAAATGTGATCGCGTTATTGCACCAAGACACATAGAACGGGTTTGTAGCATCACTGGTGCGGATTGACCAGTTGCCAGATTGTGCGCCGGTTTGGCTGATCTGGAACCGCCAAGTTCCTGCGGCGGTCGTCACCGTGTACGGAAAAGTGCCGCCAGTGAACGGAACAAACCAGCCGTCAGAGTGCGCGTTGGTGACGCTGTTGGCAATCGTGTCGGCAGAGTAGGTGACTGTTGCCCGATCAGTCCAGACGGACGCCACATTCTCCTGTAGCGTCACCACAACCGACTTGAGTAAAGCAGTAGTCGTCGAGCAAGTCAGGGCCAGCAGCAGCCCCTGGCACGCTCCCGCATTGGCGAACGTCACCGCAATTGTGCGGGCACTCGACAGCGCAAGATCAGTGGTCGAGAACAGGCCGAGATTGAACGCCTCGGCACGATAGAACCCGTTTACCGTCGATAGCGACGTGGCGCCATTGGATACGATGACGGCCATGTCAGTTGATCGTCACGCCAACGAGGTTTTGCAGCTTGTTGACCTGACCGTCGATGGTGTTTCGTCTGGAAACCTCATCTTTGATGAGCCGCCGCACATCTTGATTGCTCGGAACCTGGCTAAAGTCAAACTGCCGGCTACTGCCGTCAGAAAACTCGGCGAACACGGAGCATCCATCGCCCACAGTGGTAACTGACTTAATCGTTGCGGTAATTGGCATTACATCTCCTCAGACGGGAACACAGATCCACCGATTACATTCCCCATCTCATCCCTTTGAAGAATCACCTGCTTAGACGTATTCACCGGCTGGCGAGCGTCAACACTGACATTCACCACAATGGGTTGCTCTGAGCGAGGCTCAGGCGCCTCTGGTTCTTCGCGCTCCATGGGTTCGGGTTGCTCAGGAGGAACAAACCCAGCCAACATCTGCTGAACCACTTCCATAGCCGCTTGCTTTGCAGCCTCAATCCCCGCCTGCTGATCGCCTTGAACGTCTTTCATCACGCTCATGCGCTTGGTTTCAGCGTCAAACATCTGGATTTCAGTCCGATTCTTCTCAGCCTCAAGCTCGGCATTGGCGTTCTCGACTTCAGCCTTCAACTGGTCGCACTCTTGCTGCGACTCCTGCGCGACAGATAGCGCTTCTTGCAGCGCCTGCTTCATCTGCTCGATCTGCGCCTGAAGCTCGCCGCTCGTGGGCTGCGCGTCTTGCGGTTTCAGGATGGCTTGAACCTCTGGCGGGGCAACAGCGGTCAGCACCTGGGCCAGCTTGTCAGCGTGGGGCACATCCATCGTCTGTGCCCACAGTGGGGCGATAACCGGCATGAGATTCGGGTTTGCCCGCATCATTTCGGTGTAAGCCGCCTGGGCTTGCTGGCGTTGTGTGCTGAAAGCCGCCCCAACCACCACCCGAACGTCATAACGTCCTGCGCCCGGATTGATGACGATCCCGCCTTCAGTCTCCCGCATGGCTTGGGGCTGGCTGGGATCAATCACAACGCTACTCGGCGTCATGTCGATACCGAGAATCCGCATTCTCCGCTTGGTGTCGATCAATCGCGGGATCATGTCCACGCACAGCCGACCGACCTGCCCGATAGACGCCGATGCATGCGTCGTGAAATGCGATGTAGAAGCCTCGCCCTGCTGCTTACGGCTCTCGATAGCAATGCCGCTCGTTTCGTTGCTAGGCGCACCAAGGTTGGCTTGGTACATGCCCAAAGCGGCCTGAATGTCGCTGAGAGCCTGTTGAGCACCTTGCACGAGGTTCTGTAGGTTCGTGGACACCGGCGACCTCTGAGGTGGCGCTATAGGACCATCATCGTCTGAGTCGATATACGGCAGGTAAGCGCGGCGCTCCAAAGAAGCACGATCCCACAGCTTCTTCAGGTCGCCATCCAAAGCACGAACAGGAACCAGCCACGGGGACTTAGGCGCGTCGTTCATGTACGCCCGAATCTCGCTGATGTGGTAGTTGTACGCCTGCTGCGGCTCTCTTGCTCGGCGAGCCATGCCGCAATATTGCATGCGGCCATTGGACCAGCCGACATAACCATACATCGGGATAATGCCGATGCCTGAAGCGGGGTACTCACGCTCTTTGACCAGCACTTCAGCGCCCGACATCACGGACCAATAGACCGTTTTAACCTTGTCTTCGTACTGCCGCAGGACAATGGGCTTTTCAGCCTCAGCTTGATACCGCAGCCAGTAATCGTCTTCGCTGATCGTGTCTTCCCCACCATCAGGAAGACCAATCACAAACATATTCTTCTTCTTCGTGTCCACTCGCCAGCATTCAGCGGTCATCACGCTTTCGCGCTCGTCCTTGACTCGGGACTGCTCGGTAGAACCGAAGGATACTTTCTCCGCCTTGCCGTACTTCCGCTCCCACTCCCGATGGGAATTGGGCGTCAGGATGTAGCCGAAGGTGGCGTCAGAGCCATCCAGTTCCACGGACCAAGGATCGAACACAACCCGCAGCGGGTCGCCTTCAGAACCTATGCGCGGCTCTTGGTAGTTCAGTGCGCGGTCAACGTAATCAGGCCGAAGCGTGAGGTAACCGACACCACAGCGGGCCGCTGATAGCTGTGCGCGGGCGTAATGCTGCTGCGCCCGGCTGGAGTGCTCAATGTGGCGCAGAATGCCATCGAGGGAATCCGCCACACGCTTGTCCCCGCCAGAGTCTACGGGGATCGCATGTAGAGCCGGGGGGCGCTGCTCGAACTGACCGGCGACGTTCGCTATGTACTGGGACAACTGATCATGCGTAAGGCACGGTCGAGCGCCGCCCGGGTCGGCCTCTCTTTGCCGCCTTAGCTCGGGGTCCCACTGCTGGGGAGCAGATGGATTCGAGAACTCAAGGTCCTGCTCCATTTGATTCCGCTGGTCGCGAGTTGCATCAATCGCCTCCCGATAGAGTGCCTGGGCTTCCTGGAGTGCATCGCTCATTCCCGGATTATAGGCATAACCTATCCCCGGTCAATAGTCAATAGCTATGCCCGCATCCCCTGCGCCTCTGACTTGCTGAAGTCCAGCTTGTCACGCTTAACCGATGTCATAGCCGGGAACAGCTCGGCGAGGCTCCAAATCAGCGCATCCGCCCGGTTTGGCGATCTTCCGCCCGTGTAGCCAACGGTCGAGAACCCGGCTAATTCGTCCTCAAGCTTGACGAACATCCCTACATGCCTGACCTTGCCAAGCTCATACAGCGATGAAAACGGCTCGGCCCTGACAACCTTTCCCCTACTGGCGGAAACAGCCTTAAACGACACTCTAGCCCCAAGCCTGCTGGCTGCGGTCTTAACCACCTCACCGACCATCGCACCGCCGAAGTTCTTCTCAGCAACGATGCATGAGGCTTCGTGCCGCTGATAAGCCTGAACAGCAACGCTAGCCCACGTAGCCGGCCCCGCCTTCACCGTGCAGTCTTCCAGCACGTAAGCGTTACCGTCAGTCCCAAGTCCCGTAACAACTATGCCGATTTCGTCATTGTCGGCGTTGTCCACATCATCCGCGCCGGACGGGTCAACAGACACCACAACCCGCACCAGATCAGGCGTATTGCCATCCAATACGCGCCACGTATCTATGTGGACCTCTGGAAACAGTGCGTTCGGGTTATCGTCTCCGAACTGGCCCTCTAGAAAGCGCTTCTTCATGCGCTCAGGCAAGCCGGCCAAAGTCTTCAGGTATTCAGGCGATAGATTGTCCTGGTTGTCAGTCGGGTTGATGCGAAACGAAGCGTAGTTTCCTGGGTTGTCTAGCGGCTTCTTCGTCTCCGGGTCAACCTTCTGAATGAACAGCTTGTATGTCCAGTGGCTCTTTTGTGGCGGGTTGCAGTCATAGTAAGCCCTTGGCTTCAGCAGAACCGGCTCACGACCTTCAATCTTCTGCTCTACCCGCTGCGCAAGGCGAGTGATCGCGGTTGACACCGAGTTGTGCGGGATCTGGCTGCACTCGTTGAAATACTCAGTCACGAACTCCATGCCGAGAATCTTCTCTGTGCGCTCTTTGTCGTCCAAGCCAGCAAACCATATCTGAGACTCGTTCGACAGCTCTGCGTACCCGTCCTGCTGGTGCATTTGATACTCGACACCAGGGAAAGCCAGCCGCATCACCTTCGGAAACGTGTCTAGAACGATAGACGCCTTCAGGTGGTTGTATCGGAAGCGGAAGATGGCGTGGCGGCTTCCTGGGGCCTTCAGAGCCCGCATAGCCACATTGCGCACATGCAGGAACGTCTTACCGCTTCTCGACCCGCCAAACAGCATCACATGCTGCGCTGGCGAGATTAGAACCTGTTGGGCCTCTTCCTGCCTAGCAGTTAGCTTCACAGCTTCTCGTCAGTGCTTGACGCTACGATGCGAATAGGGCCTCCGCCGTCTCCAACATGCTCAGTCCTGCCAAGCTTAGGAGCCGCAAACTCTGCCAACTTTGCCAGCAGGTCTAGCGCTTTGCCGGGGTCAGGCTCTCGCTTCCCGCCGTTTGCTATGTCACCTACAGCAACCGCCTCGAGCCAAGCACCTACGTTATCAGCGTTTGTCTCAAGCAGCATGCGAACAGTCTCGCGGAACTCGCGATTTACCTTTGCGACTGCGCCTTTTGGCTTGCCGGCTGGGTTTCCGCTCTTGCCCTTAACAAACATTGGATCTACTTGTAAGAATCAGGATAAGCACATTCTATGCCAATCCTTCGGACTTACGCAAGTTGCGGCCTAACCTTGTCGTCTGTGTCTTGTCCGCAGGCCCATTGAACAAACTCGGCGCGCATAGCCCGAGTTCATCTACCGCCAACCCCCTCGGCTTGCCACCCGTCCATTCGTGGAACGTTACATTCTTGTTTAGCATTGCCCACGTTATGAAAACGCTGAGCATGGCACTTTGTTCTGTTGATTCAATCATCATCAATCCTACACGGCGCCGGGTTCTCGCTGAACCTTACGGCCTTGATCGTCTCGGCGCCAGTCAGCAAAGCCTTCATGATGCGATGCCTGCCGTCCATGATTTCGCCGTCTTCGTCCAGAATGATTGGGAAGCTCAGGTCTGCGCTGTTAACTGCGATCATATGCCCAACGAACTCACGCAGCGTCATCCCTTCGAATTTGTGCCATACATTCAAATGATCTAGCGGGATCTCCATCACCTGGAGGTCTTTTGCGAGTTGGAATAGCCTCGACACAGACCAATGATGACGGCCTATGCGCGAAAACTGCGATTCAGGCAAAACCCATGGTTTGTGCTTCAAATTACCTCCCGATCAATTAAGCCATCGGACTTACGCCATTGCGCTGGCTGATGCCGTTCTCACTCTCGCTAGATTCCGTTCGAGTGCGGAACGGTGAAGGAGCGCTCTAGCTGCGTGTCATGAACTCTATCAGTAGATAGTATCCTATTGAATGGCTTCTGTGCGAGTGGCGTCAGGATAATTCTAGTTATGCCCGTAGCGCCACGCAATCATCCTGCGTGCGGTATGTGTACTTCGGGAACCTCTCGCGCCAGGCAGCAACCTCCGCAGACAGCGCACGCAGCGAAACCGCCGCGTCTTCCATCCAGTCGCACAGTTCGCAGTTGCTGCCATGCGTCATGGCCTCGTCATGCAGCAGTGTGTCATCTGCGTCATAGTGCGCCAGCGTCTTTTCGGCTAGGTCTGTCGGGTCCATTCTTCTCGCTCCGGTTACAACGGGCCTAACCCGCCATTCGAGCCAACCTTCGGCGGCTCAATTCCCACGGTTCGCCCACATCATTTCAACACCCCATTGCGCCAGCGATCCCAAAGTATGTACCGCGTAAGCTTGTCATTCGGGGCGATCTTCCGGCCTCCGGTGTGTGTATATCCCTTGATCGTGTCCGGCTCAAGATTCAGCGCAGCAGCAGCACGCTTGACGCTTCCGTGCGCTATTACCGCGTCCATGGCCTTGATTTCTGTCGCAGTCAGACCCCACGGGTTCTGTTCCCGACCGTCAATGTAGGTTGTCATTCCTGATCCTTCTTTCCCGGCCACGCCCTAAGAGTAGGGAATTTCTTCACAAGCATTTCACGCTCGCCCAGGGGCTCTGGCTCCTCTTTATCGCCGCAGATTCTTTCCAGCGGCTCGCGCCCAGGCATTGGCATGGCGTAGTAATGGGCGCAGCGCTCATGGGATGAGCAAAACCCTCCAAGGCACTGGACGGTCATGACGGCTCCTTCGGATAACCAATTCGCCCACCGGACATCACATGCAGCGTTTCGCGGTGCGGATGATCGTCAGGCAGCATCGTCAGGCATGTGCGCAGGAAGTCGATCTGAGCAATAGAAAGACCGCCGTTGCGATGGCCGCGCTCAATGATTCCAGAAATAACGCTTTCTGCCGGCTTCTCGCTAATCTTTTCTGCGCGGACTTTGAACTTTGCCTCCTGCATGATCTTTTCGACCAACTCAGGGTTGGCCTTTGGCGCGGGAAGTAAAACCTCTTGTTCACGCGGTGCGGCGCGCAGAAGCGACCGAAACTGAACTGCATTGATCGGCTTTTCAGGGAGGTTCGCCAGCGCCCAAGCAATATCCTTCGGGAGCTTTTCCCACCCATCAAGAACATCGCACCAGTCGGCCTTCACAGCCGATGGATCAACGTCGCGCCATTGGGACATGAATGCAGCCCCGTATCGCACAGCAAGACGAGCAAACAAGGCATCAGCGTAGTTTTGCGGGAATGGCATTTGTAGGCTCCATGTTGATGATGCTCGATGCGCTCTTTGCTGCGTATGGCCCCAAAAAAGCCTCATGCCGCTCGCGCTGCTCTTTCCTCCAGGTCGGCTCTACATCGCTTTTTGAATTTCTGCCGGCAGACTGCGCCACGTTTTCCACCCACGCAGACTTAAATCCCGCCCAACCGTTAGACGCCGCCAACATAACCGCTTCCGCAGGGGAGATTCCGCAGGACGCAGCTTCAGCCTTTATCGACAGCCACGCTGTTTCCGTCAACACAAGCCTCTTTGACCTACGCACTGCTAGCCAGTCTTCGGCATGCTTTGCATCCACTCCATCAGCGATCAGAGATTCAACACTGACAGACGTGCCGCTTGCGGCGCGTGTATTTCTTTTCTTCTTTACTTCTGTATCTGCCTCTGTATCTGCTTCTTTATTGGCTGACAAGCTTGACTGTCGTTGACTGTCAATGACATCGTGTTTGACAGTAGCTGACTTCCTCTGCCTTTCCTCGCGCTTTTTGATCTTGTTGTACTCGCGCCGGTCCTCTTCGGATCTGATCTGCTTGTACTTTGCGTGATTGACGACAAAGTATTGATAAGCTCCTTCCTTCACCATTCGTCGGCCCTCGTTCTCTTGTGAGCGACTGCAAGGATCAGGGGAGCATAGAACCTCTATTGCCTTTTCCATCCGGTCAGGAGTGGAGCCAATGACGGCGGCCAGAAGGCGCGGGTTCAGCTCGACGCGGGACTCCACAGTGTGGGCAATTACGTAAGCCCAGACAGCAAATACCTCTGGCCCAGAAGCCATCAGAGATCCGCTAAACGCGCTTTTGAAGAACTTACCGTACATCGCCGGCCTCGCTGTCTGAAGAAAAAACGCGCCGACACTTCCTGCATTGGATGGTGTCTGGCATAAAGTTCTCTGGCGGCCTGTAGCTTGGTGGATCAAAGATGACCCCAAGACCTACGGCGGCAATAACCATACCGCCATCAGTTGGACCTACGTCAATCGACGCATCCGTCGCGCAGTGCGGACAAATTAGCGCTATTGACTGCGTTTTTTCTGGTCTGTCGCGCCAGATGAGCGTTTTCCATGTCTTCATGGGTCATCATTTGACATGGTTTGACATCGTGTGTCAAGGACTATTTTGTAATCTTGCTCCGCAAATGCTTTTCGCGTCCAGCGATGCGATAAGCCATGACCCGCGACCCGCTCTTGGTCGTGATCCACTTGCGCCGAACCACATACGCCGGTTCGATGTCGCGTGTAACACGCTGTGATAGCGAAAGGCACCCTCCCTGCTGTGCGCTCTCCAGCGCAGTGGTGTAACGGCGCTTTAATAGCGCGATGGTTTGTTCAAGTTTGGTGCGCTTCATTTGAATAACTCCTTCGTTTGCGCAGGCTTAACGCGGCAATGATGCAGACCCTGCGGGCTGCATATTTTGGTGTTATGCAAATTCATGTTTTGCATAACATCATGCTAGTGCGACATTTCATTTGCCAAGTCTTCCGCAACATCATCCGCAGCGGCCTGAAGAATGATCGCCGCGCCCTCTGTTCCAATGTGTTCTTGTGCGAATCCTGCTATTGCACTGGCGCAGTAGGCCCAAAACTCGATGGGGTTCGCTGACTGTTGTGCTTGGCGGATCAGCTCTATCTGTAGTTCTCGGTTCATTCCTATCTCCTGCTTTCAATGCGTTGCTCAAGCCTTCGGCATTTCTTGCTAAAGACCGCCTTCAGGCGCTTGAGATATGCCCGCTCATACTTGACAATTTGATTCTGGCTGTAAAGCCATTCCACCCTGTCTACGCCGATCTTCTCAATAAGCCTCGGCAAATACTCGATGATGTTACCGCTCAGGTGGTTGTTGCACACTGAGCAAGCCTTGTGGATGTTCCACAGATTGAACCTGACCGCAGATGCCGCCCCCACAGAACGGAAGTGTGAGCCATGCCACTGACCACCCCATGTTGCCGGCTTATCACAGCTAATGCAGCCCCGGTCATGGTCCCGCAGCCTCGCATATCGGTTAATCACCACTTGAGCTTCAAAAGCCAGCTCTCTCACTGACTTCATCGCCTCCCGCCGATCCCGCAGCGTCCTTGCCTGAGCTTTGCGCTTGATCTTGCCAACTTTCCCGGCACACCTTGGCCCGCATACCGACTGCATCGTGTTGAACGTGGGCTCGAACTCTTTGCTACAGACCGTGCAATTTTTCATTCAACACCCACAGATGCGCAAAAAGCCTGGGCGTATTCAATCAGGCTAGAACTTCTCTTCTTGCTCATGAGCGCAGTTGACTCGCGGATGTTCACAAACTCGCCCTCAAGGCCGGGTATGACTTCTGCGCCTTCCTTTGTCGCCATTGCGTGCCCGCTGACCAACAGAATTTTCCACTGTTCTGCGGTTCTTTTCTTCCCGGCCCACTGGATACCCGCTTTCCCCAAGTCACTGCATATCGCATGGAATTTGGCGTTCTGGTCAAGATTGCGAGTCGGCTCCGATACCGTCACCACCATTCCGTCAGAAGCTTCCGCAACGCACTGCAAAGCCCCGCGCCTGGCCTCATCGTGAACCAAGATGAATTGACGTTTCATGCCTGCTTCTTCCGCCAAGCAATCAAGAACTCAGTTTCGACAGCGACGCGAACCTTCTCTCCCTCAGCCGCGTGGACCCGCTCCAAATAGTGCCGCCTCGCTTGAACGCTTCCAAGCCTTCCCATGTTCTCAGCGTGCCGGATGACGGCAGCGTCTTCCTCCGTCTTCATGGGGCACCCGATGCAGACGATACGGCCATTTCTGAGCGTATGGGGCGATGCCTCGATATGCAGACATCCTCCGCAGTGAGTGCTTGCGGAGGGAGTTGATTTGTTGTTATTCGTCATTTTTGCTGTGGTTGCGGGGTTGCTGGCCGTATTTGATGTTCAACCACAAGTTAGGTGTCTCAGAGTTGCAGGCGGGGCGTAACTCCCGCTGGCCTTCACCAGTCAGCCACCAGGCCCGAGGAAACACGAGGCTCGGGCTTTTTCTCGCCGCATTGGGGCAGGTGACGCCCCTACCATCAGGACGGTTCACGGGCAAACAAAGGCCCGACTTCCGCTCGGCCGGATTCTCTGGCGCGTGTCTACTTTCCACGCCGCTGCAACTCTCAAACACCTGCGCCGCACTCCATCGCCGACACCTAACCCTGCGCTCAACGTGACCCGCAACGGCGGTCACGTCTTCGCGCTTTTGGTTGGTCTGTAGCGCCGTTGCGGTCACGTTAGCTCCACGCTACCCCACAATTCCAACAAGGCGCGGATTGTCTTTGCTGATAACCCCAGCACCTCTTTGCACATCAACATCAAATCGCCCCTTCGGCGCACCGCTGTACGTGTACTTCACGCCGTCACGTATCTCAGTGATGACCGGCCCGGGCTCTAAAAAGTACCGCTCCGGCTTTACTTCGACAGCGGGAGTCTGCTTGGTAGAAGCCAGCCCGCGAACGTATTCCCAGCACGAATCAACCAGCTCAATGTGCCCGAACGTTCTCAGCCATTTGCACAAATTGCTTGTTTGTCGGTCTTGCATGTCCAAAGCTTCCATGATCTGCGCTCGATTGCACGGGCCATGGTCGCGGATGTAGGCGAGAACCTTTTTGCGGTCCTCTAGAGCTTCCATGGTGGCCTTTTCCTGCGTCGGCTTGTCATTGATGGCAATCCAGACCGAAGCCCCTTCAGCCCGCTTTGACGACACGATGTCGCCATTTCTGCGCAGGTAGTCCAGATGATTGGCCGTTGTGTGGTAGTTGGTCCCAAAGTGTTCGACGATCTGAGCAGTAGAGGCCCATTTGTTGTCTTTGATGTAGCCAAAAAGCGCTTCACGAGTCTTGATGGTGGACTCAAGAATTTTCCGTCCGCTTTGCCCACGCTTCATTTCTTAACCCTCATCACAGGAATGGATCGTTTCACATCGGGGACCAGGCACGCTTCGTAAATCTTGCGCAAGGTGTCGATCCCTGGGTTTGGGAACTTGCCGTTCATGAACTGCGTGAACCATGATCGACTCACGCCACTCTTTTTTGCCACCTGAAGCCAATGCCCGCGCCTTGCTTCGAGCATATCCCTGACAATGACGTCCAGATTCGTTTCGTGTGTTTGCATAGGGTGTAGTATGCCCAAACAGCTCAGCAATGCAAGCATTTTGATGTAACAGCAGACCCCTAGAACGGAGGGGGTTGCAGGCGGTGTTGCTGGAATCCAAAACGTTATGCAGATCTTGCATAGATGAATGCATTAGCTGTATGGATCGGCCTCTAAGCCTTTGATTTGCGCTTCTTGCATCAACCCATGCACAACACGCATAACCTTTTTCTCTTGACAAACCTAGACTACATTTGTCGGCTGTTCTTCGGTCTATCGACCTGCGCAAAGCCGTGACGAGCCCTCAAGATTAGGCGGGCGGCCTTCTTAGGTTCGAAGGGGTAAACCAAAGTCATGTCAAGGAGTGTCGGGGGTGGCAAAGAAGAGAAAGGGCTTCAACGTTGGCGGCGCGAAGCTTCAAGTTGTTTACGCATACATCAAGTCACGGCTGGGCTACGCAAGCGACAGAAACGTCAGCCTTTTTGAATTGGCGTGCCGCGCTTTAGAAAAAGACGGTCTGCCAAAGCCTGTAAGCATTTCTTACAAAGAGTGGACTGCTGGTGCCGAGCATGTTGCCACTGTTGCCTGAGGCAGGAGAGTGACGATGGATTGGGCGGCAGCGGTAGACGCTATGCGTGCCGGTAAGCATGTGCAGCGCGCAAGTGAAACAGGGCGCAAACTGGTGGGCTACAGCGACGGAGTGCCGATCTACGAAGGCGGCATGGAGCCGTGCTTTTTGGCGCACGCATGGACTGATGACCACCGGCCTGTCAGAGTGTTTTGCGGGTCTGGGAGCAAGGCGCTTTTTGTCCCGGAAAGTGAACACACTGACTCGACTGATTGGATAGTGGTTGATCCTTGATCAGCCTAACGTCGAAGCTAAGGGGCCTAGCCGGCAAGCCGGCGAAGGTCCCGCTTGAGCGACCAGTTAGGCCATTGTGGAGAAACAAGATGACTTTTGAGCAGTGGTACTCGGGGTGCGGATCTCGCCTAAAGCCAGGGATGGGCTACTCCTTTGAAGACATAAGCCGCATGGCTTGGGAAGCGGCGACAGCTTCACAGCAGAAAGAGCTCGAGCGCCTGCGAGAAACGCTGAACTTTGTTGCAGGGCACTTCAGCAGCGACTGGCCGGAGCGCTGCCAGTGCAACGTGCTGGCCGCCCGTTTCGTGCTGAACGAATGGCCTAACGTGGAGTTCAGCGGCGGCCCGCTGGGCATTTCGACAACCAAGGACGGCCGTGGGCCGTCCGCTGGAACGCAGGGTTAGGTTTCTCCATGCCGAAGCCAACAAAACACCGCATGCGCCGATGCCACGCAGGGAAGCAGGCGTTCCCAACGCTGCTGGCCGCACAGACCGCCGCTGCCGCAATGGCTCGCAGGAAGGACAAACAGGGAAACACCATCGTGACGTTCCTGAGGGCCTACGGCTGCCCGTGCGGGAAGTACCACTTTGGCAAGACACGCGACATTGATTGGTCGCTGGTGAAATGAATACACGCGCCCTAGCTCAATGGACAGAGCACGCGGCTTCTATCCGCAGGATGTGGGTTCGATTCCTACGGGGCGCACCAAGAAACCTAACCACAAGCTGACCGGCGCCAGTCCGGTCTAGCGCACGTTAGGCACCCCCTAACTTAAGTGGCTCTATGTTGCACGATTCTGCTTGACTCCGCCGCCACATTGTCCGATGATTCATCCATGGCAGGCAATCAACCAACTGCCGAAGGAGCATTCAGAATGAGGTGGGCTTATGACATCGAAGTGGACGGCGCAAAGCTGGACATCGAGTACGAAGTCGGAAAAGAAGAAAGCGGACAGTACTTCGTCGAGATTGGCAAAGTTCTGGCGGGTGGCGTCAACATCGGCCCGCTTCTTTACACGCTTGGCGGGCTGGAGGCTGATGAAATGCTCGCAGAAGCGGTGCGCCAGTATCTGACGGAGGATGCTGGGTGGGATGCGGTCTTTGGGGGTGAAGAATGACCCGCAACCCAGGCCGCAGAGCTTCTGACATTCTCGCACCTTGCATTCGCCCGTGGCAGTGCCCTTGGTGGCCTGCACTGGGGCTTCCTGCTGCACTTGTGCTGCGTCAACTCATTGGAGTGATGGCATGACACCACCGAAATTCACGCCCGTATTCGGCCGCAAAACCCGCAAATTTGACCGCATGTGGCAGTCAGTCCGCTACAGCAGCGGCTACAGCGCCCAGCAGACGGGGGCAGCAGAGCATCAGGATTACACCGATCAGTGGTATCAGCTTGGGGTGTGTGATGCGCGGGAGGACGGCAGGCGCGTGATTCTTGAGCGGCACTTGGATGAGCGGGCCGCTATGACTTTTGACCAGATGCTTGAGGGAGTGTGCAAATGAAATCATTGGCTGAAATGCTCGCAGACGAAGTAAAAGATGTGCTGGATGGCTACAGCGCTGCCTCAGTAAGAAGCTGGGTAAGGTCTTCGTCAAGGGAGCTTCTTCGTCAAGATGCCCTGATTGTTGATATGGCAAAGGCTTTGCGCGTTGCAGTCAACCAAAACGAACACGATATGCTGATGACCGGCGAAGAGTTGCGCGCCTGCCTGGAAGCTCTCGCCAAAGCGGAGGCCCAGCAATGATTACCCGCCGCCTCTTCACAAAAGACCCGAACGAGTCATGGGCCAGCATCGTCAAGGGCCTGCTACTGGCAGCGGCTATCGGCGCAGGATTGGCCTACGTCATCACGGGGTGAATGATGTGCAATGGACTGTGCGAGCAAGGCCGGCGCGAATGCCGACACAAGTGCAAGCAAGAGCCGCTAGGCAAGCAACTGATTGTTGCCGTCGCACTTGTGATGATGTGCGCAATCATTGCGATACATCTTGCCCGTCATTGGGCGTCAGGGATGTGACATGAGCAAGTTCACAGAATCAATGATCGGAACTGACTGGCATTGTCAAGACATCGCCAGCAGTGAAGAGAGGTCATCCCCAGGATTAGGGGTGGCTTTAATGATTCTGTCTGCTATCGTGTCTTTATTCGCTGTTGTTCTTCTTGTTTTGTGGGGGATGAAATGAGCAAGTTGACAGAGTTTTGGGACATCTACTGCCTGTACGCCAAGCACAACCCGCGCATGCGGTCTGCAAGGATCGCGTATGGCATTGTTTTCCGTGGTCTTCCGTTTTGAGGTGACGGCATGAGCGATCTTTTGAAAGTTAATGTCAACGAAAAGACCGAGAAGAAAAACGGGCTTACATACCTTTCTTGGGCGTGGGCTTGGGCTGAGGTCTTGAAGATTGACCCGCATGCAACATGGGAGGCTTCCGAATTTAACGGGCTTCCGTGCGCGTTCCTGCCGGACTCTAGCGCGATGGTGAAGACCTTCGTAACAATCAAGGGACACACAAAGTCGTGCTGGCTCCCGGTCATGGATCACCGCAATAAGGCAATCAAGAACCCTGATGCCTTTGCCATCAATACGGCCATCGTGCGCTGTCTTACAAAGACGATCAGCATGCACGGATTGGGGCTTTACATCTATGCTGGAGAGGATTTGCCGGAGGATGCCGAAGGCGCGACAGAGGCTCCGAAGAAGACCAAAAGCACAGCTCAGGAGGCGGCAGATATCACACCGCTATCTTCCGAGCAATCCAGGATTGCAGCAGAAGCCGGTGGTGACATTGTGGCCGCTTTCGATGATGGCAGACAGACGGAAGCTCTGAAAATCTGGCGCAGCATTGACGACAACGACATCAAGGTTCATCTGTGGGCGTTTCTGGCCGGCGCGCCAAAGATTCGCTCATTCATCAAAGCCAACCAAGCAAAGGCGCAGTAATGGACATTCGTATCGAGCATTTTGACGGCAAATACCCGTCCTTCAACGTCGCGCTGGCGTCTGCACCAGGTAAGCAAGAATTCTTGACAATCAAGGGGTGCAGGATTGTCGAGGGATCAAAAGGCGCATTTGTGTCCTGGCCTGCGACGAAGAACGAGAAGACTGGAAAGTATTGGAATCACGTTTGGGCAAATGACGCATTCGCAGATGCTGTGCTGAAAGCCGCGCAGGACGCAATGCCAAAAAATCCGGCCCCGTCACGCAGGGATGACCGGCGCGATGATGGGTTGTCTGATGTGCCTTTTTGATGGCTGGCAGAAGGGTGGCTAACGATAGCGTTGAGCAGGGCACAACGGTACTCCGTTGTGACTCTGCTTGAACCGGCAGTTGGGCGTCTTGGTTGATGAACTTACGAAAGGTGTGGCGTAATGAAAAGCGAGTTTTTCGAGTGGTTTGTCGAGCAGCACAAGGAACGCACAAAAAGCGGCATGCCGCAGCACAGTGACCAGCAACTGCGCGACATCGTGCAGGCTGGCCGCGTGGCTGACCGCGTGCTGGCGTGCCGCGAACTGTGGGACGAAAAGCAACAGGCTGCGCTGTACGCATGGCAGGCGCGCCAGAAGACGACCAACACCTAAGTTCAACGGCCCACGCGCGGGCCACAGGAGTGACAAATGAGCACAGACGATTCGAGCGCCGCCGAGTGTGCTGTGGCGATTCGACGCGCAAACGACAGCGAAGACAACACCAGCCCGATGCGGCCGCACAGCTACGGACTGCTTTGAGGGCCTAACGCAAAAGGTGAGCACCATGAGTGACAAAGACCAGACGAACACCGCTGGCGGGCATGCGTGCTCGACCGATCTGTTAGGCCCGTTGCCGGAGCCGTACCATGTACACGACGCGAAGCACTCTGATTCGTTCGACTGTTGGATGGAAGAAGACATGCGCGCTGAGCGCCAACGCTGCTATGAGTTAGGCCTGGCCGTAGAGCGCGAACGGCAACAGACAGTCCTCGGCGGCTATGAGCGCATCTACAACGATGCGATGAGGGCGCTGCGCGAAACCGTGGACGAGCGCGACAAGTTGCGCAGTTACTTGGCTCGATACCGCTATGAGGTGCCTCTATGGCATCAGCCGCACATGATGGCGCACCTTGTTGATGACGCGCTTGGTAGGGCCTAACGTTGGAGCTATAAGCGGACGCTGTAGGCGGTCCGCGCTTCAGCGACCAGTTATGCAGCGCCATGGCGGCGCACTATGCGCCCGCCGCGTGCGCCCTAACGATCGAGGTAACCGAGAGCCCACATGAACGATGCACCGAAGACCGAGGCGCCTGCCGTGGGCTCTCCGGTTGACCGAAGGGTTAGGCGGCTGGTGACCGGAGAGGAAAACGATGAGCGACTTTTATAGAACCCACGAATGGCGCAAGGCCGCGAAGGAACACCGCTGCGTCTACTGTGGCGAAGGCATTGCCAAGGATGAGGTGTATGCCGAGCAGACTGGCGTGTGGGACGGCAAAGCCTTCCGCAACAAGTTCCACAGCGAGTGCTTCGATGCACTGTGCGAGGAAGGCGAAGGCGAGTTCACCCCGTATAGCGGCGAGCGCCCGAAGGCTGACGCCTAACGTCGGCGGTGAGGCCCTGGCTCCGAAGCGAGATAGTGCAACCGTACTAGGACTAAACGAAGTGAATAAGCAAGAAGACATGATTTCGAGGCTTGAAAACGAAGCCGACCTGTGCCGCAACGATGGGGCGGGCGACATTGCTGCGCTACTAGATGAGGCGGCGCTTTGCGTAGGCGACTTGCAAGACATGGTGCGCTGGGCCTACAGCAAGCTGCACCACGCCAGCTACAGCAAGCTGGAAGACGCACTGATGTTGGACCGCATGAAGCTGCTGCTGGAGCATGGGGCCTAACGTTTCGAGGTGAGCGGCCCGAAGGGTCCGCCTCGACCGAGGAGTTAGGCATCAACTAGGAGAAATTGGAATGACACCAAACGCTATTGAGATTTTGCTGCACTGCCATATGTGCCCACTGCCACACCCGCGCCGCGATGCGCCCGCCGTTGCAAACGAGATTAAGTCATTCTTGGCAAACGGGCTGATCGAAGACGAACCTGGAAGCCCTGGCGGCTACCGAACGACGCTGCGCGGGCGCCTGCATGTTCAGCAGCTTTGCGGCACGCCGTGGCCTAAGCAGGCTTGGATTGGCGCCGATGGAAAGGTGATGGAACTTGAAGCCTAACGTTCGAGGTAAGCGGGAGACGCGCGATGACTGACCAAGCAACGAACACCACGACTGCCAGCGGCTCTCCGCTTGACCGAGGGGTTAAGCGCGTGGTGTGCGCAGCCATACGGGCGGCGGACGGAAGCCTGTTGCTCGGGATACGCCACTACAGCCGCGACATGCACGAGCAGATTGAGCAGCGCGCGGGCGGCTGGAAGTTCCTGCACCGGCACGACGAGGACCAAGGCTTCGTTGACCAGCGCGGGGTCTTCATGACCCGCGAAGAAGCGTACCAAGTGGCCGAAGCCGCCGGGCAGATTGCCTACCCGGAAGCGTGCGGGCGCGGGCTGTTCGGGCCGAAGCTGTACAGCGAAGGGCTGTACTGACGTGGGCACGAGGCAAGCGCCTAACGTTCGAGCCGAAAGGGGCGCGTGATGAAGCATGAGGAAACCACAGGTGCCGTTGCGCCTCCTTTCGAGCGAGGGGTTAGGCCCCCTGTAACCGGAGCAAAAAGATGGACGACAAGACACTACTGCTGAAGGCAGCCCGTGCTGCAGGCTACGGCCTGAACGCGCGCATGCAAAGCCAGCGCGAAGCCGAAATGCCGACCGAGCCTGCGCTGTGGCTAACGCACGCAACGTGGTGGAACCCGCTGACCGACAGCGGCCAGGCGCTGGACCTTGCCGTGACGCTGGAGATGGACATCGGGCAGATGCTGACCGAGGGCTGCGTGACCGTGACCGGCGTTGCTTTTGACGGGCAAGCACTGGCGCACGACGTGCCCTGGGGCACCGACCCGCGAGCCGCCACGAGACGGGCGATTGTGCTGGTTGCCGCCGACATGGCGAACTGACAAGGAAGGATTGACACATGCCAAAAACGCTAGCGGAACGATTGCGTGACTGCGCGCAGGGCGTTAGCTTGGGCGCCGATGGCATGGGCTGGAGCCCAGACCTGGCGCTGCTGGAAGAAGCTGCAGACAAGATTGTGAGTTTGCACGCCGAACTGCAAAAGGCCCGCGACGGGCTGACGAAGGGCCGCACCAGCATGCGCGAGGACGTTACGCGGCTGCAAGCCGAGGTGGAGCAACTGCGCGCCAATAACGCCGCGTTGGCGCGTGAGGCGCACACCTGGTGGACGGCGGCACGAGACGCCGAGAAGCGGGCGCAACGAGTGCCGCTTGACCCACTCGATATCGAAGAGATGTGGGACGAGGTGACCGCCATGGACGTGGACGACTGGCACCAAGAGTTTGCGCGCCGCATTGAACGGCAGCACGGGATTGGGGCCTAACTCGTTTTAGACAACATCTGCGGACTTTGATCTATGCAAAATCCCAAATTGCGAAAGATCCGGCAGCGCGCAGCCAATGCCCGATGGTCGCGCAGACCAGAACCGGAGCACCCGCGCCGAGGAATTACGGGTAATAAGAGTGCCGGCGTCACGCCCGCTCGCAGTTGATGGCCAGCAAGGCAAAGGTTTTGCCGTAAATCTTCACTACCGCAGTGCCGCTGCCATTGAGCGTTCCGCAATTGAGGATCAGGTCAACCTCTGGCGCTTGGGCTTGCGCGGGGAGTGATAGGGCCAACATGATGCACAGGAATCTCATTTGTTGACAGCTTTCATTGCCGCCTCGTAGGAACGCTGGCAGGCGTCGCGGGAGGCTCTAGCCCGTCCAGAATCTGCCGCATACGCTCCCGCAGCACCGTCAAGTTCTCCAAGCACCCGCAAGAACCTGTCACCGTCTGACATGCTGCTGGACACGAAGGTGCCAGAGCCTCCCCCGGAAGTGGCGGGATTCGCACTTGCTGGGCAACGGCTGGCAGCCCTGCGGGCTGCGTCGAACATGCTACTAGATGCAGCATCAGAAGCGCGAATAGAACGCTCCAAGGTTTCGATGGTATTCCGCGCCTCATCAACAATCTCCTTTGTCTTCTCCGTCAATTCATGTTCTCTTGCCCTGGCCTGCTCTACTGCGTCTCTAGCTTTCTTCTCTGCTGACGCTACAGCCCGAGAGTGAGCGGCCTCAAGTTTGGCAATAGATGCGTTGGCAAAGTGCCCTCTTGCAAGCCAGCCGGAACCGAATAGCGCCACCGTCAGGCCCGCAGCCATCAGAAGCTTAGGCGATAGCAGGAAAGTTGGGATAGGGATCATTGCCGGCCCGCCTTCCAATCAATCCATCTTCGATACAGGGCAAACCCAGCCCCCAACACAATCACAGCCAGCAGAACCCAGCGCAGGGGGTCAACTGGCGCAGATTGGACATCCGCCTTAGCTGCCTGAACTTCGACAACAGCGGCCTTTACTTCGGCGGTTGTCTCGGTCAAGACCCGAACAGATTCCACCGCCACAAGCCCTCCAGCGGCTGTCGTTGCCACGGCAGACCCTTGCACAGTGCCCGACTCTGCAAACGTCCTAGTGGCCTTCCTGGCGAGCCAGCGGTCTACTTTGAAGCCGGGACATGCTTTGTTGGCGTAGTCGTTGTGGCCTGTGATCTTCGTGACAGTCGGGTACTGGTGCTTGATGATGCGTATCAGCTTGCGAAGGGCCTGATCCTGTTCGGGCGTGTAGTTCTTCTCGAACGGGTCATTCGCATTGGAGCCATAGCCACCAATCAAGCAGATTCCGATGGCTCTAGCGTTGCACTTCGGCTCGAATGCGCCAACCATTTCAACCTTACGCCCACGGTTTGTCATGCCGTCTCGGTCAATGACGAAGTGATAGGCTATGTCATTCCAGCCATTGTCTTCAACGTGCCAGCGTCGAATCTCGGCAACCTTTTCCTTGATGGTTCTCCCGGCCATCCAATGAGGCTTAGTAGCGCTCGTATGGATGTTGATCTCCGTGATGACGCGCATCACTTTTCCTTCGGCGTA